GACACTCCTGGGAAGGAATATCCGCGCTTGGTGTGTAAGTGATAACTCATCGTCTGTTAGAATGTCAGTTGGGCACACGACGTGAAAGCAGTTTTGATCACCATTTTTTCAGAGCTTCACGGATTGCCGACGCGGTGCATCCATTGCCACACGGTCCTGACTCTTGTAGGTTTCGAGGCGGATGTGCGCCTTCCATTTGCGCTTGAGGTAACGCTTCTCCGTGGCGATTCGTTCCTCACTGCGAAACAAGCTATTGCCGCCGAGGTTCTTATCGCGTTCTTGCACAAAACAGAATCGCGCTTCGTTCCACACCAGACGATTGTCCAATAGTTCCTGAAGCGTAGCATCGATGTCGCACTTGCATTTGAGAAGTTCGTCCCACTTGGGCACACCACCATGTTCATCGCGCACCACGCCGACCGCACCACCAACCCAGTGGTTCACACCGAAGGGATCATTGCGTTGCAAAAGCCGTGGATCACTTCGCTGGTGCCAACCAAACAATCGTGCCCCTGCCCCACGAGCGCACCATGCTGAGTTTTCCAGCATGGCGAGAGTTTCGGCAATCGAGAGTTTTCGACAACGCAAAGACACCATGCACACGCATGCGGAAATATCATCGTCGAGCATGACGATGGCGTCCTCGGTAAAATGCTTGAGCACCCAGTTGCGCACGGCGCTAATGCCCGCGATTTCATCAGGGATGGTTTCGATCACGAGTCCCGTATGACGGTACTGATCAACCTCGCTTGCGGGAACGAGTAGCGTCGCCGTCGGGAAGAGCTTGTGGCTGGTGATCGAGCGGCTGCGACTCCGTGACAGGATCACTAGTCGTAGGGAGAGCGGGCGAAGTTCCGGCCATGATGGCGCGGCGGCAGAGTTCAATGAGTCGTTTTCCATGGAGTACGCGGCCTATGCCGATTTTTTTGGTTCTGCGTGTGATCGAATAGTCAACTTCATGCACTCCCATGAGTTGCAGGACTTGCATCCAGTCGCGCAGGTCGTGAAACATGAACACGAGGTAGTCGTGGGTTTCAAAGGCCTGGCATTCCATGCGCGGGATGGTTTCGAGTTCTTCTTCGGGAGATACTGCTTCGTCCATCAGTTTGCGAATCTCATCCTCCATGAAGCCGGTCAGTTCGATGTCGAAATCAGGATCGGCGTCAGCGATGGATTGGAGCACACGGCGCAGGTCGTCCTCGTCAAGTTCGGCGAGTTCCGAGAGGCGGTTGTCGGCCAACAAGTCGGCGAGTTCCTCGGCTTCACTGGCATAGTCCTGTTCATCAATCGGGATGACTTCACAGCCGATGAGTAGTGCCGCTTCTAGGCGTCCATGACCGCGCACGATGAGACCTGAGCGTTTCGACACGGTAACGGGATTGCGCCAGCCTTGCTCTTGGATGATGGAGGCAAGCAACTGAATCTGATGCGCGCTATGGCGATTCGGATTGCTGGGATTAGGTTTGAGTGAGTTCGGATTGACGAGGGTGGTGTGGGCGCAGTGCACAGGAATGCTCATGCGCGGTGCTGTGCGTCAACTTCGATGATGGCGGTTGACTCGTTCGCAACATGCAGATGGAAGCCGTATCACCAGACATCGCCAAAAAACTCCTCTCGCGTGACTTCGCCAATCTGGTCGGTCGCGTGCAGAAGGGCGGCAAATTGACCCGTGCCGAACGCGCCATGCTTCAAACATTGGCGACTGGAAGCGGAGCCGCTCCCGCAACGGCAGGATCCTACGTCGAGCTCGCGGCGATCCTGGGAGTCACACGTCAGTCGATCAACAATTGGAAGAAACGCAAGGACGCACCAAAGCCCGCTGCGAATGGATTGCACGATGTGGCGGAATGGCGGGAGTTCATGCGTCGGCATGATTTGAAAGGAAGTGAAACCACCGAACCGGGTGACATAGAATCATCACTCAAGGCGCGCAAACTTCTCGCGGAGGTAGAAGAGCGGGAACTACGACTCGGCATCAAACGCGGTGACTTCGTGGCAGTGGAAGAAGTGCGACAGGCATGGACCGAGCTCGTGGCGCAGGCAACCTCGATGCTACGCAAGAAGTTTGAACAGGAACTCCCTCCGATTCTTTCCGGTCTCGATGCCACAGGAATCCAAGAAGAAGCCCGCCGCGCCATCGACGAGGTGTTGACGATTCTCCATCAGGGCGAATGACTGCAAGCAATCCAGCACGAAAGAGATTAGAGAATATCTGGTGTGAGGCATGGCGTCCTCCTGATCGCCGTCCCCCGTGGGCTTGGTGTGAGGATCACATTATATCGATCCCCTACTCTCCCATTCCCGGACGATTCCGTTCGGCCAACTCACCTTGGATGCGTGAGCCCATGGAGGCCTTGGTCGATCCAAAGATCCGCATCGTAAGCATCATCGCTGCAATTCAGAGCGGCAAAACCTCTGTCGGTGAGCTTGGTCTCTCACACATCATCGCAAACCATCCAGGTCCCACGCTATGGCTTGATCAGACCGACGATGACGCGAAGGACCAGAGCGAAAGCCGTCTGCAAAAGTTATTCGACGAGTGCGAACCGGTGAAAGCGCTCTATCCTGCGAACCGGCATAAAAAACGCAACAATACCATCCACTTTGCCAATGGCATGACGCTATGGGTGCTAGGGGCTCACAACAAAACCAATCTTCAGCGACGTTCGATTCGATGGCTCATTGGAGACGAAACGTGGCGCTGGCCGACGGGCCATATGGCAGAAGCAGAGGCCCGTGTCACCGCATTCGGTTGGTTGGGCAAGTGCCTGTTCATGTCGCAGGGTGGTGAGGAAGACGACGACACTCATCGCAAGCATGAAACAACCGACATGCGAGTATGGACCTTTGCATGTCCGCAATGTCATCAACGCCAGCCATTTCGATGGGAGCAAGTCGAGTGGAGTAAAGACGCCCGCGATGAATCAGGCGAGTGGGATTTCCAGAAGGTCCGCGACACCACCTCGATGCGTTGTGCCTCATGCAATCATTACTTCGAGGATAGCGATCGCACACGCCGTGAATTGAATTTGTCGGGCCGATACGTCGTTACGAATCCCAATGCACCAAAAGAAAACGCAGGGTTCCACTGGAATGCCATGTGTGCGATGAGCTGGGGACGACTGGCCGAGCTCTACCTTCGTGCCAAGGCCGCAGCGCGTAAAGGCGACGTAAGTCTCATTCAACAGTTCTACCAAAAACGTCTGGCTCTGGCGTGGCGTGAATACCTAGAAGACTACAAACTCGACATCGTTCCGGGCGGTTATCTCAAGGGCGAAACGTGGGACGGCGAGGCAGGAGTTGATGCGCAAGGTCGTGTGGTTGCTGCGGGTGAACCATGCGTATGTCCACTGCGCATCCTCACGGTCGATTGCCAGATGGATCACTTGTTTCTGGTCGTCCGTGCATGGGCCGAGGACGGATCCAGTCGATTGATCTGGAATGAGCGCGTGCTGACATTCACCGATGTGCAAGTCGTCCAGGAACGATTTGGCATTCACCCGAATCTTGTATTCGTCGATGCGGGTTACGCCACCTATGACGTCTACCGCGAATGTGCTGCTCACGGATGGACTGCCCTGATGGGTGACAAGCGGGCGACTTTTACCCACAAGGTCAAGGGCCGCAAAGCGATCGAGAGGTTCTATTCTCCTCGTCGAAAAGTTGTCTTAGGTCGCGGGCAAACATGTTCGGTGTTCTATTGGTCGAACCTCAACATCAAGGACACGCTCGCGCGCCTGCGGCGAAATCAAAATCCCGACGACGGCCCGGTCTGGGAAGTTCCTGACGACATCGATGAGGACTATCTCGCCCAGATGGAAAGCGAACACCGTATCAAGAAGAACGGCAAGTGGATGTGGGAACGAATCGGTTCACGACCGAACCACCTGTTTGATTCGGAATCAATGCAGGTCGCCGCAGCCACCATGCTCAAGATCGTAGGACGAGAAGCCTCAACAACAGTTGACACCCCCGATGAAGAATCATGAGTCAATTCTCCGACTGGTTTGCCGCACAACAATTTCGTCACTTCAACGCAGATGAATTCGAATCGTATTTCGCGACGCAGCGAAAGGGTGTAAAGAACAGCACCCCGCCTCGCGCCCTTTGGGAAAACATCATCCCCACTCTGCGCGTTGTTGATGAACTGCGTGAGTCTTATGGCAGACCATGCCGCATCCTTAGTTCCTATCGCTCACCGGCCTACAACAAGGCTGTCGGTGGAGCACAATTCAGCCAGCACAAAGAATTTAGCGCACTCGACATCACCTTCGATGGCTTGAACACTCAGCGCGTCTATGAGCGACTCATCGCATGGCGCAAGGCTGGTAAGTTTTCCGGTGGTCTCGGTTTGTATCCGTCGTCGGGCTTCGTTCACATCGACACACGCGGTCGCAACTCAACCTGGAAAGGAAAATGACGATGGCACGCGGACTCTTCATCACCGGCTTTACCGTCGCCGAGGTTCTTGCCATCCAGCAGCGAGCAAAGTCTCTGCTCATGGAAGGCAAGACCATCATGAACTGGAACGACGCTGAGACTTCGGTCTCGAAGCAGTTCACGATGCCAGTCGATCAGGTGCTAGAGGAATGTGCCTACGCACTCAAGGTGCTCGATCCGCAAACTTACGGCAGACCACGAACGGTATCGGCTTCTTTCATCCACGGACACCTTGCGAAATGAATCGCTTCCAATCCATCGCCCGACTCTTCATCCCACCCGTGCTTTTACCGAAAGCATGGGGATCGTCGTTTGAGTCTGCGAACTGGTCGCCGCGTCGTGGTGCGGTGCCGGGAGCTTCTCCATCAGATGCACGCAAGGAACTCACGCCAGGCATCCGCACGGAACTGGTGCGCAAGTCGCGCTACCTCCACAAGAATTCTGGCTTCGTGCGCGAACTTGTGGCCAACATGGCCATCTACTCGACTGGTGACGGCATCCGTGTTCAGGCCCAATCTTCCGACGCATCTTGGAATCGGAGCGCCGAAGAATACTTTTCCTATTGGTCCGCGCGCTGCGACATCACGCAGAGGTTTTCGTTTGAAGAATGCCAGGCACTTGTTTGTCGAGGCATGGATATCGATGGCGAATACTTCATTCACAAAACCCGCGACCTCGATGGCGAGCCACGCATTCAGTTGATCGAGAGCCACCGCATTGGTGATGACTTGGGATCGAAGGAAACCGTCGATGGTGTTGGCCTCGATGCCTATGGCGCACCCGTGTTCTACCGTGTGCTGCAAGATGACAATTCAGCATATGATCTCCCAGCTTCTGCCATCCTGCACGTCCACGAACCTGAGTGGGCCGGTGGTGTGCGCAATCACCCAACGATCCAGCACTCGATCAATCATCTGCTCGATGAGATGGAACTCCTTGCGTTAGAAAAGCATGCGGTCAAAGACAATGCCGATGTGTCCCGTATCCTCAAAACAGCACGAGGCGAGATCGACGACAATGGCGACTTTGTGGTGGGCAATGCGCATGGCGCGGGAGAAGC